GTAGCTGTCCAATGAACTACTGAGACAAACCCTGTAGCTACGTCACGTTCCATTGTGTTAATCGACCAAGTTACAGACATATTATTCCTTACAGGTTAGCGGCATCTAAACGAGCCTTGAGTGATTCAATGATTGCTTGTTGTTCTTGGATGCACTTCATCAGCGCATATTGCAAATCGGTCTGATAAATTGACAAACGCATTTTTGGTGCTTCATCTTTCTTTGCCCAATTGCTTTCCATGACCAACTCAGGGGCAACAGCTTGAACATCTTGGGCAACAACACCCAATGTTAAGCCGCCATCTTCTTCAAGATTTTGGTCAATGTAGTTAAAGGTCTGAACAGGTATTGCACAAATTTTGTCAAGGTAAGAACCAGCAGGTGCAAAGTTTGTCTTTTCTCTGCGGTCAGACAGGTTTACATTGTTTGCGCTGTAGTTGGCAATACCACCATTAGACCTAACTTCAAAACGCGTTGCGGAAGTATCGGTAGCAAGAAAAAAAGTATTACCACTACCATTTGGAGCAGCACCTGAATAAACCAAGTACATCCCGTTTGGAGCAGCTCCTGTGTGTCTTACTGAAAGCACTTGGTTGCTTGGAGGATTACCTGATATTTGTGTTATTGAAGTACCATTAAAAGTACTGGCAGTCCCCACCAGCAAGTTACCGCTTGAGTCTATACGGGCACGTTCTGTTCCAATAGAGCCGCTAATTGAGCCATTTGAAAAAATAACATGGTCATAAGCAAAAACATCTAAATTGTTAGCGCCACCAGCACCATATTGAATACCGCCATCACCAGAAGACTGTGAACTCATAAGCAACTTGCTTGCATAAGCATTTGTATATGGCTCAAGGCGGCAAGTCATGTTAGCCGCAGATGTTCCTCTTACATGAAATTTACCAAGAGCACTTGTCGTACCAAGCATCAAATTCCCACTAGCATCCAGAGTCATTGCCTGAGTAAAGGTAATGGCGTTTCCTGCTGTGCCTGATGCGGCTGTACGCCAAACGTGTTGACCTAAATATTGATAATAATCAGATGCGGCAGCAGTACTGATGTAAGTAAACTGACCACTACTGCTGTAATAATAATTTGCACCAACACTAGCATAGGTTGGCGTTCCGTCGAGTCCCCAAAATGAAGCATTAGCGGCCTGTAATGGTTTTGAGCTACTTCCCCAAGCACTAGGAGTAACTCCCAAGCCCATATTGCCCGAAGCATCCAGCCTCATAGCCTCTACACCGCCTTCAGCAAAAGCAATCGTGTCAGCCGCAGGGAAGAAGATACCTGTGTTTGTGTCGCCAGTTCTTGTGATAGCAGGTGTAGAGGCAGAGCCTGCCGCAAATGATGCAACTCCTCCAACCACAAGACTCTTGCCAGAGCCAACATTTAGACCAACACTAGTACCAGTGCCATCACCTTTAAAGATCGCATCTAAGGAATCTAAGTCAGTATTGATCTTAGTACCCCATGTGTCGGTACTCGCGCCAACTTCTGGTTTAGTAAGTCCTAGGTTGGTTGTTGTGGTATCTGCCATTTTTTCACCTCTATGCGGCTATTTGCCAAGATTCACTATTATCTGAAATTGGTGTCCAACTTTCATCGTTGTCACTAATTACAGTCCAAGATTCAGATGTGTCGCCTTCAGGCAACCACTTTTTATTACCCGCAATAGTCATGCTAGATGCAGATGAATAAACCAAAGCGCCAAACTGCACTCTTCGTCCATTTACCACCAAACTACTGAATGCCTCTATCGGGAATACAGCATTGGCAATAACTTGAGATCCAACAGTCATTGTTGCCGCATCAGCAACGCTCATTTGAGCAAATGCAACCCTGACTCCGTTGACAACAAGAGTACTGGCATCATTCGCGGCAAGCGCACCAATTGCCACCCTTCTAGCCGCTACTGCAACAGTACTTGAGCTAGAGATCGTTGCCGCACCTAGTGCTACCCGTCTAGCGGATATAGCGACTGAACTTGTGCTTGATATAACTTCTGCACCGATTGCCACCCTAGTCGCAGATACTGCTACAGAGCTAGATGAGCTTATTGCAAAGCCAGATTGTCTAATAGTTCTAGCGGCAACAACTACAGTACTTGTGTCAGAGATTGCCAATGCACCTCTGGCAATAACTACACCTACAACGGCTACAGTACTGGTATCACTGATGGAGGCGGCTCCAAGGCTTACGCCATAGGAGTAATTGCCTCCACCATAATAGCCAGAACCATAGGCAGCCATGTTAGGTCAATGTGATAGTCAAGCTAGTTGCGGGAATGCGGAACACATCGCCATCGTTAATAACACGTGATGTGGTCAAAGGAGCCCAAGCAAGCAGGTTTCCACCAGTACTAGCATCAAAAATACCTGCCCAACCAATTGTTCCCCAGTTACCACCAGAAGCGGCAGCAAACTCAATTGCGGCAGCGTTGCTGAAAGTGGTAGCAGTACCAGAACCAGAGATAGTACCAGTGACAACGCGAGCATAAGCATTGCCAGTTACTTCAGTACCACCGCCTGTATCGCTAGGAGCGGCAGTAAACAAACCAACATACCAGGCTGTTGGACGGGTAGCTGAACTACCTGTAAACAACCAAGTAAGAACTAGATTTTCTGTGTAATCGCTGAATGATGACATTTTTTATCCTAAAGAACGGGCGCGAACAACAGGAGTCGAGGAAACAGATGCCCTTTCGTCTGCAACCTCAATATCGCTTAATGAACTTGTGTATAGTTGACTCCATGTACCTAGACGCTCATCGTCTTTTAAGTATGGAGTTGCCTCTAATAAAGCACCATACAAGTACAAGTCTGGGGCGTATGCCAATAGCCAGTTGCTTGTGTTTGAATCACTCAGCGCAGCAATCTTAGCATAATATTTAAGTTCACCAGTGTATGTTGCATCTGGCGTAGGAATTACCTCAATCTGAGTTCCTGAAATTGAGTAATACTCTGGCTTGCCTACAGAAAAGTACTTTTCAGCCTTTAATTTATCAGCATAAGCATCAGTCGCAAACTCAAGTACTGTAATTGGATTGGTGTTTAGGATAAACTCTTTAGCCTGTAACCAATCAGCAGGATATGCAAAATATTGCGTATCAATGCTTGCAGTAGCCCTTTTAACCATTTGGCGGGTACGCAACTTACGATTGAATTTTGCTTCTGCCAAGTTGATAAAGCTTGGGATAATAGAAGTCAGATCATCCCTGTTCAGATAATCTGCTATCGTTGTCTTTAGCCCTGCATAAGTATCAAGTGCCATTTTCTACATCCCTACACGCTAGTGTATGCTCATGTTTGTACTCAAACGTCCCAATATGGAAGATCTGTTTTGAGAGATCTTGATCCACGTATGTTTTATGCCCATTTTGGGCTGCTCTACGGCAAAACCAGACATCTTCACCAATGTAGTCTTCCGCAGCGGGAACCCAAGGGATAGCAAACCAAGGATATTCCATAGCTTTATAGACTTCGGATTTAACGAGCATTACACCCATTCCGCAGTAGTCTACTTCAACAAGTCCTGTTGAATTATCTTCAGTATATACCCGATTGACAAATGTTGCATCCATATCTGGGGTATTTTTTTTCACCGCAATTGGCTCAGTAGGGAATCTACGTTTTGCATAGTTTCCACAGACAATTCCAGTGTCATGTTTCAATAATCGCAAAATGGAGTCCTTTGGGAATCTCATGTCGCTATCTAGCCATAATGTGTGCGTACAACCTGCCTCTACAGCGTCCCTAGCTAGGTCCTGACGTTGGGCTGACAATAATGTGCCAGAGCTAGTGTAGATCACTACTTTGTGGTGAGATGTACCTACTGTAAATCCAACCAATCTGGCTAAATCAAAAGCAAATCCAGAGTTAACAAAATCCCGTGTTGGAACCAAAATTCCAATGGTCTTACTATCCATTAAACTTCTCCAGGTCTTGTGCGAAATGCACGATTATCAGGGTCATTGAGCCAACGCTTCATATAAGCTTGGTCATCAAGTTTACCTTCGGCTTTCATTTGATAATACAAAGCCATTGGGATAGATGCCACATGGTGCATATCTCCATTCCAATTAGCCCGTTCATCAAAAGAATTAAATCTCTCTTTGTTGGCTTCTACTACTTGTGTAGCATCAATAATTGTCTCAATGGTTGCCTCATCTTTTTCAGCATCGTAATGCCAAAGCTTTTTGGTTCCCATTTCTGAGTTGATGTCAAAGATTTTTGTGGTCATATAAAAAAAGGGAGGGTTATTAGCCCCCCCTTTAGATTTCAGATTAGCTCTGAATTGTAGAGTTCAGGTCATAGACAGCGCCATGAGCCTTCTCATTCTTAACTTTCAAGCCCCACTCGCACAAGAGCATACGCTTCTCAGCATCACCAGTCTTAGCCAGTTCAACTGTCTGGAAGGGACGCAGGAAAGCAACGCTTGCGTACTCAGGATCAAGCACGAAAACATCACGCTCACGTTGGAAGCGGTTGGCAACGATACTCACGTTACCGAAGTCGGAAACATAAATATCTGCGGCCCCGATGATGGTGGAAGGCTTAGGACCAGTAACGTTGAAACGCTGAC